CCAAATTGGAGAAATATCCGCAAACTGCTTATAAAGCGCAAGTATCTCATTCCACAATTCAACATTCTTTCCCACCCGATATGTCCCTTTTAAGGTCTCGATTACATATTTGCTATCAGAATAAAGGACTACCGGCAAACTTCGGTCAGTAATACATTTCAAGGCATTCAGAACTGCCAACATCTCCATCTGATTATTTGTTTTCCCGCGACACCCACCACTCTTTAAGCGATATTTGCCATTGTAGATTAACTTAGCCGCCCAACCACAGCCAGAATCAGGTGAACCATTATTAAGAGCTGAACCATCCGTATAAATGATGATTTTGTCTGTTTTATCCATCATTGCCACCTCTTTGCATTCCCTGCCTTATATTCCTGCTGAGCAATTTTTTTCGCCAAATCCCTAATCTCAGAAATTGCGGGTGGAAACTTACTGTCTTTGACCCATTGTGATACTGCATTTTTTACCCATTTGGATTCCAAATCGCATAAGGATTCAAACCAAACATTTACCTCGTTAATATCCTTCAACATATCGCTTCTAGCATAGGCTCCGCGTATGATGGAAATAACATCCATAAACTCTGTCTTACTCATTCAACCATCCCTCCAAACTCCCAGATTTATTCTTGTCATCATATTGACCTTCAAGCACTTTTGGAAAATTATTAGGCCTGGCAAACCATTCAAAATCAATCATCCAACCACGATTGCCTCCTCCTTTCAAAAATGTGCTGCTATTTATTTTTTGTATCGCTTTGAGAACATCATCAATACCGTACTCTTTTATTCTGGCAGAAATCATTTTGTATCGAGTGGATGTAGATGTCATTCTACTTATGGGATTTACTCCCAACTGGTTCCAGGCTTCAACCACACGTTGGACATCTGTCCGACATATAGTGTCGTCAGACACTATAATATCTTTATCTATACCTATCCTATCCTTACCTAACCTAACCTGCGTCTCCCTGGTAAGCAAAATGGTGTCATTTGTGTCGCAAGTGGTGCGCTTTTGGTTGTCATTTGGTATACCAATGGATGTCGTTTGGTTGCCTTCTGGTAAGTCATTATCACTTTTTATTAACTGATACGCGCCATTTTCTTTAATAGAAAGCATATCTTTTTCCTCAATATATTGTGTCGGTTTGTATCTGTCACTCCGAATGTAATTATGAATAAGCCAATGTTTTATTACACACACACCTTCATCGAACTGGATGATAAAACGTTTCATAAGCAGCATGTCATAATCATTTTGGTTTGCTCCAACATTCCGCATTATTTTCTTTGCGTTATTCAAAAATCCATCATCATCTGCCCTTAATAACAAATGAAAATATAATGCCTGTGAAGATAGTGGCATTTCAGTAAATGCATCACTATCAATGATTTTTTTTGACATCATACGTCTTTCCGCCATAATTAACCTCTGCCTTTCCATAATTTGGACACTTAAATGGCTTGTCCTTGAAATCTGTCCTCAAAATTTTCTTTTTAGCCAGGCAGACTGGCTTTTGTTGCTTTGCCGTAGGGGAATCTACCCAAATAATATTGGTGCAATGTTCGCAGTCAGCCTTGAACCGCTTATAATGTAAAATTTCTCGAACATAGTAGTAAAATGTATCAAGGTCGTAAAAATCGCTTCCATCATCAATCATGTTAAATACTTCCTTGATAGAACAGCCATCCTCCAGATTCTTAACAATAAATTCCCGCTTTTCTTCGAACATGCTATTGCGCTTTTGATGCCCAGACATTTACATCACCCCCAACAATTCAAGAATTCTTTTACCTGATTCTTCTGGTCTACAAAACAGAAACTTTACTCCATATTTGTTTTGCATTGTTGAACAGGACTTAGCAAGCCATTCACCGGTTGCCGCATCTGGAAAACATTGCACTAATTTATATTTGGGTTTACCATTTTTCCAACTCCCAATAATTTCTTTAGATTTTTTCCACATATCCAGCCTCGGATTGTGCCATATGGTTAGGTCCTCAAGTGACTGGACCCCTTCTTTATTTTCGACCAGAATGTAGAGCTGTATTTCACTGTTTTGCGCCCTCTTTAATCCTCGGTGGAAGAATCCATGCCTCTTAACGTAAAGCGTCTGAAAATCGCTTGTAGTGCGTTCAGCAATATGATTTTCAAAACATATAGTATCAATCTCTTTCTCGGCAAATCTATTTTCATCATCATCACAAATAGCATGATAAAGACGCTCTGCCAAATCAAAAGAAACTCCTTGCATTTCGCAAATATCGTATACTTTTTTATGTATTTCCCTTTTAGACATTTTCTTAAACTGGATATCACCAATTAACTCGGCGATATCCTTTTTAGTGTCCACACAAACACTTTGATTTGACGGTAACGTATAATCGCCACAATACAAAGCTGTACGGTTCCAGTAAATCCCTACTGACCGGAAATACTCATGCTTATTTTTATGCTTGTTTTCTTGCTGACGAGTATCTTCCAATATAAGCATTTCTATCCCCCTTTCGATAATGGGTAGCAAACTATCAATTAAATGGCAAACCCTCGTCCTCTACCCCATCTGGTATATTCATGAATCCGTCGCCTACAGGACTTGTTGAAACTGGTCTATTCTGTGGTTGATTTCCACCGTTAGAAGTTCCTTTGCTATCCGCAAACTCCTGGTCATCCAGGATGACCTCTGTTGCATATACCTTCTGACCATCTTTATTTACATAGCTACCTGTTTGGATTCTGCCCGACACCAACACCCGTATTCCCTGGTGGAAATACTTCTC